AAACACCAGTAAAACTGTCTGCTAAAATATCACCAAGAAACTTGTTAGTGTTTCCAATCATATTTATGTCTAAAGTTAGACCCGTGCCGTCTAAATCAAACGCAGTCAAATTGCCTGCTGTAGATTCTAAACCGCCTATGATGTTAGAAATACCTAATTGTTCTAGGTCTATGTTAGCGCCAGTACCTGACTGGTCAACATATATCTCGTTGTCTGCTCCAGTAACTCCTATACAAAAAACAGCAAGTAGACTTATAAGCTTGTTTTTCATAGTAATTATTCTACCTCCTCAATTTCATCTTGTCTATTCCAATATTTTTTTTCATATCCAAGATTAACTATTTCTAATATACCACCTTCAATGGCCTTCATCAAAGCAATTGTAGATGACTCATTTCTAGCATTGCCAAACTCTACCTCTACTAGTTCTGTCCCAGCTTCTATAAATCTAAATACATCTTCAGATCTACCATAACTGAATATAGTTTTTTGGCTTAACACCTCTAATAGGACCTCACCTGTAGCTACAGAAACCATACGTAAACTTACAGTAATGTTATCTTCTCTATACTGCACACTGCTACCTATGCCAAGATACCTAGCTCCTGATCCACCACTTTCTAAATTAGCTTCATAGGATATAACAGCACCCTCTATTAGTATGCCCGCAAACAATAAAGGTGCTAATTGTTTTTTCTTTTCTTCTTCGGTTGCAAATTGTTCTCTAGCGCTACGAATCAGCTGTCTTTCCTTTGTGAGGTTGTCCAGTCCTACCCGTTCAACTACCCTAAAAAATTGACCATTGCCTGCATGTTTAAGGGCCCTTATAAGTAGTGCGTTGGGTTGTTGAGTAATAGCGGTACTAAATAAAGCAAACTCGCTATTGCTTTTTCTTTGTCCTGTTTGGTCGGTAAAGGCGGTAGGATATACAGCTACTACTGGGCTTACTTTTGGTATAGATACATTTTTAAGTTCAGCAGACTGCAGGTTTTGAATGTTTACAACATTATATGCAGAGAATCTATTCTCATAAGTGTCTTCAAGTTGGTCAAGTGTGGAGCAACTAGAAAGTAAAAGTACCAATAGGTATTGTGATTTCTGTAACTGTGCCATCTGCTTCCGTTATTTTTAAGGTTAGTGTTACGCCATCGCTAGTATACTCTATAGTGTTACCTTCTAGGGTTATAGTACCTTCTGTGCTTGGCGTTTCTCCAAACAAATTGTTTACTAACTGCCTTGATAACTCTGCGTATACTCTTGATTCTAGGTTACGCATAAATCTTGCAAGGGTAGAGTTTTCTTTTTCTCTTTCCATTTCTTCTTGTAAAGCTTTTATCTCTTCTTTAATAGTTAGCTTACGGCTAAACTCTTGGTTTTCTATAGTAAGGTAATGCGAGCTAGTGCCTACGCCATTAAAACTAGGTGATTTAAATTTGTGCGTAATAGTGTCTGCATTTAGATTTATACCTATTATGCCTAGAAACAAAGCAATCCCAATAACTGCAATTAGTTTAAACATCAGTAATTTTTCAGCTTCTTCTTTTTTAAGTTGTTTTTTTGTTTTCTTCTTCTTCATTTTCTAATACCTCTTTGTTCTTGTTTTTTAAAACAGTATTAACCTTTGTTTGTAATCGTATCATATCTTGATCTAACAGGCGAAGTTGATCGGTCAATCGTATAATCGTCATTTTCATTTCTTCTACTGCTGGGTTAATAGTATTGTTTACTGTAGTCCAAACGTAATACACAAAATAACCTAGGCCAACGACCATAACTACAGGGAAACCAAAGTCAGCAATTAGCTGAGCTACACTAATCTCGCCTTGCATCTATCTTGCCGTCTTCAACAAAATTTTCTGCTCTAGCTATTCTATCTAAGTCTGGAGGTAAGTTGAGTGCGCTAGATACTGATGTATCAATGCGAATGATATCGTTGTTCATAATGGATGCTCTGGTTATAAGCATTTTTGTAATTCCTTGCACCGTTTTTATTTCATCTACTAAACTGCACATTAGTTGTTTCATTACAAGGAATATGAAATATGCCATAACCAAAGCACCAGCAATCGGTACTCCAACCTCAGCTATGAGGTTGAACATTTCCATTACTTATCTTCGCCCTTGAAGCTTTTAGATGCTCCTGAAGTTCCCGCATACAAACCAAACCAAGCTGCTCCTGCACCTACAACAATAGATATAAGACCTGATTGTTCAAAGCTCGGTTCTGGTAAATCCATAAACCACATAACTGTTGTATACAACAAAATGATATATACAGTTAAAAACATTCTTGGAAATATTCTCCAGGAGTCTACAGCTTGTGCTAAATGAATCCATTTTTGATGTGGATTAACATTTGTAACATCTTCTAATTCTCTAATCTTATCTTTTAATGCAGATATCTCTTGAATCATAGCCATGAACTTATTAAGATCCATCTCTACTTCATTACGATCCATGTCTCCGCCAAATCTTCCTTGTCCGTCATTCATTAGTAGTCACCCCATATTTTAGTTTTCTTTCCGCCTTCATAGATAACTGCATGCCCCTCGTCTATAAGCATTTGACAAATATCTTTGCCCTCTTCTGTATATGGTATACCCAGTATACGGCCATATTTTCCTTTACCAAGAGACTTAACCTTTATATTACCTACACAAAGTTCTTTAAGTCTTTCTTTAGCAGCAAGGCCTAGTTTCTTTTCTGCTAGGTCTCGTGTTCTTGATTCTGGGGTGTCTATCCCAGCCAACCGTACTCTTTGCTTATGTAACTTAACGTCAAATCCAAGGTCGAGCGAACAGTCAAAGGTGTCCCCATCAACGATTCGCTCCAAGGTTGCGTTATAAACAAAAGCATCTGGTGCTTGTGCCATTTACTTCTCCTTTGCTTTACCTATGTTTAATGCAAGTAACTCAATACATTTATAAAATTTACCAATCATTGCATCATCTTTTGGTGTGGGTGTTAAGCTACAAATAATACTTGCAAGTGCAATAACACCTGTAACTATCCCAATCCAATCTCCTATAAATCCAAACATAATTTCCTCCCTTACTTTTGGAACCTTAAGTTTAACAGATTATTCTTTTTTTTCATTAACTGTTACCTTTCTATAGTAAACAACAACATCTTTGAGTTCGGTTATGTATCTTTTAATTTCTTGCATGTTGTACGCCATAGTCTCGTAATCAGGTACGGTCATGGCTAAAAATACTAGTTCACCTTCTTGTTCTTCTATAAGAGCAAACTGTTCTTCAAAGTTTTCTGGGGTTATAGTAAGCCACTTAACTTGTTTAAGATCAATTTCTCTTGGCATTACGGGTTGCACTATGGTTCTATCCATAGGTTTAGCAGTTACTTCTATTTGTTTAGTCGGAAGTAGGCTGCAACTGCAAGCCATCATCAAGATCATCAACAGTAGCGCTGATGTTCTCAATGTCTTCCATGATATGTTTTGTACCATTATTTATCTTCCTTTGCATATCAACTGGGTCACCCATAATCTTGTCACTCAGTTCGTAGTTTTTAATAAATTCTGAATATCTGTTTAGTTCTCTTTGTGCTGCTTGACTCTTTACCGTCATGCTCTGTAGCTCTGTAGTCTGTAAAGCAAAGTCACTTTGTAAAGACTCAATAGCCTCTTCTTGAGTAGCTATCGCTCCCTCTAGAGCTATGTTGTTAGCTTTTAATGTAGTATTTTCGTTGTATAACCAATAACTACCTAAGCCAAGTATCAAAATTATGCCTATTAATATCTGTTGCATTACAAATCCTCAATTATGTAGTGTAAACCTGTAGCACTTCTAAATTCAACAACTCGACCACTCTCGTCTTTAAACTTAAGGTGTTTTTCTTTTTGCACATATATTTTTTTAGATATGTAGGTTTTGTCATCTGAGTCTCCATACTCTTTGTTAAAAGATACTGTAATTTTGTAACGCGTTCTGAATAGATCTACAATCCACTGTATTATTTTTTTGCATGACTCCTTCATGTATGTGCCTAATTATTTTCCTACTGCTTTTTGTGCCTTTTTGTGTGCGGCAGTAAAAGTACTGCCTTTCATCATAAGATTCTTCATATATTTCATGTGCTTTGGAGTATGATGTTTTGAGTGACGTGTCATACTAGCTTGTTGCCTTTTGGTCAAAGCTTTTTTCTTTATAGGTTTCTTCTTTGTTTTTCTTTTATAAGCCATGGTTTATATTATCATGTTCCGTCACTATCTGGAACACCATACAATAAGTTTGTAAATGCCACATCTAAATTATTATTACTTGCAAAAAAAGTAGTAATCCAACCCTTTGCTATATTGTCTGTTACATCTGCTATTTCTACAAACCCACTATCTGATGTATCTACAGTAGAGGGATTAAAAGCAATCATCTCATCTTCTAAAGTATACGTATTACCACTGCCGTCGGTATCTGTGCCTACTACTTTAAAATGTACGTTGTATACAATGCTTTTACCGTTTTCTGTTATTTGTTTGTGATAAATATTTTTAACCGTTATCTCAGTAGTAAAGGTATGTAGATCTGATACTGTGCTATTCCAAGCCATTTGGTATTCTCCTATGAACTAAATTTAACAAATCTAGCATCTGCTCCTCCCATTAATTGAAAATTGCTATCTGCTTGTGCGTATATAAAAAAGTTTAATGTACCTGTGCCTGTGTACCTAAAAGCTAGGGGGATATTCCCACTATCTTTTGATGTAGTCAACCTACTTTGACTAATCCATCCACCAGTTAAATATTGTAAGTCTGTTGTTACTAAAATAGCGTGAGAGGCACTTTCGGTTATTTTTGTAGTGTCAGAGAAAGTAACGCTAGTATTAACATTATTTGAACTACTAGGGCCAAAGGTACCGTCTGAAATTAAAAAGCTAATAGTTTTAATTTGCCCAGCAAAAGACCCCTTAAACACCCTTACATATCCTGTGTAAAACCCAGCGCCTGAACCTATTTCAGCTACGTGCCTGTAATTGAAATCGTTTTCGTGCCAGTAACCTAACGTAGTACCTGTTTTTTCTCCACCATTTGATGGTAAAGATAAATCAGTTGTATTTATTTTTGTTGCTGTAATAGTATTAGCACCAATCCTGTCAGCAGATATTGTGCCCGCATTTATCTTGTCAGCACTTAAATCATTTATTTTTGCATTAGTTATCTGCGCGTCACCTATGAGTGCAGTTGTAATATTTGCTAAAGCAATCTTAGCCGTTGTAACTTGTAGATCGCCTATCTTAGCTGTTGTAATTTGGGCATCTCCAATCTTAGCATTTTGAATAGTTCCGTCTAAAATACGTGCATTTGTTATGGCTCCGTCTTGAATACGTGCGCTGTCTATAAAAACCGTCCCACCACTAACAATAAAGGGGGCTACATTAGCATTAGTTCCGTTCCATATCGCAAACTTGTCTGCCTGGAACTGCACGAATGATTGTGCGCCTGAGCCGTTACTAGCATTAGATCCAATGACCATACCTGCTACGGACTTACTACCATTAGATTCTGTAGATGCGGTTAATACAAACATAGCGTTAAGATCGCCTGTATGACTAGCTGTAGTAGTATTTAAAGCAGTAATAGAACTAGAATTACCCCCAACAGTAGATGTCAAACTATTAATACTATTTGTTAAAGCTGTATCTGCATTTGCTCTTGTTGTAGCTTCGGAGTTTATAGAAGCAGTAAGGGTGTTGTTATTACTTGTAACTGTAGAAGTTAAGCTAGTTATATCTGAAGCTAAAGCTGTATCTGCATTTGCTCTTGTTGTTTGTTCGGTGGCTATGGCAGAGGTATTTGAATTTACAGTAGACGTTAAACTAGTCAAAGAAGATGCAGTAGCGTTTTGTGCGTTAGTAACAGTAACTATGTCTCCCTGTGCTGTAGCCATAGCTGCAGTTAAAGTACTACCTGTAAAACTAGTGCTACCAAATAGTGTAACTAGAGTAGCGTCCCGTCCTGCTACCCAAGCATTGTTTGCAGAATTTCTTGTATATATTTGACCGTCATCTGTATCAAACCATATGTCATTTGGTTGTATAGCTGAGCCATCTTCTCTTACGGTAGGGGCATTACTACTTCTTATAACCCTAGCAGGCACTGCAGCTTCAGTGGTTATGAGGCCTGTAATTATTGAATAGCCTGGAAGCTGTTGAAGCGTTTCAGATAGCTGTATCATAACAGCACCTATATCTTCTATTGTATTTGCTTTAGTACCATTAGTTTGGTTAAAGGGTCCTCTTATATTGCTTGTGCTTACAAATCTAACCCAATAAAAATATGTTTGGTCGTAGCCTACAGGATCAGTAATAATAAAAGAAGCAGTAGTTGTTATAAGAGTTGCAGTGCCTACTTCATCATCTCTTGAACGCCACACCTCTGTAAAAGCGTGGTTACTATATTGAGCAGGGTTCCAATTAACTATTATTTCTGTAAAAGCACCAGAGGCCTCTAAGCCAGTAGGAGCAGGAGGTATGGTTAAATCCCCAACGGTGTCATCATTGGGTATAAAGTCTATTAAACCCCCTGGATCAAAAGGTCTGTTTCTAAGTTGTTTGGCTAAGCCACTATCTATTAGTTCTCTAAGAGTTATAGCTCTATCTAAAGGGTCTCCACGCCTACCAAGTCTTACTTCTTGTGCTTCTTTCATAGAATCAAGAGTGTCTCGTAACTCTCTATCTATGGTTGTAGGTATATTTTTTAAGGCAGGGATTTTGGTGCTCATTAGATAGCCCTTAATTCATCTATTGATTCCCCTACACAAATTTCATTAACAATAGTAGCTCCTTCAACTTCTACTGCAAAAGTTTTATGGACACTAGCTGGTAAACGAACAACAGGTTCTGTTATAGAGGTAGAACTAAAACTAGGTGTAGTTCCCGTTACGGTAAAAGCACTACCAGAAGTAGCTATAACACTATTATATATAATACTACCATCTCCATATACTTTTACTCTAACGGGGTAGGTTTCTGCATCTACTTTTGCAAACCCCATACTAGTTGGTTTAGGCATAACATATTCTTTAGATTTCCAATTGTAAGTTAAACTGGTGTTACTACCTTGGAACTTTTTAATCGTGTTGCTTATAATTAAATATAACTGACTATCGTCTGGGTCTGTATGTCCGCCCCGTATTAGGCCACTTGCATCTAAATCTACAAAGCTAGTGCCATCAGACACTCTTGGGTCAAAAATAAAACCACCATAGCCACTACCTGTAGAATAAAAACCTATGTACCTTTCTTCCCACATAAAACCTGTAATAGTCGCAGGATAATATATAGATTGCCATTGGCTAGGGGTTATTATAGCTTCAGTCATATTACGTACACTTGTGCCTTCAGCTGCAATCAAGCCATCCGGGCTAGCGTATATAACATATGGGCCCATATCTACCAAAGACCTTTTGTTTAAATTAGCGTGTGAGCTTTCTATACGTATAGCAGTCATAGAAGAAGGATCTGAGCCAGTTACTAGATAAGGCACACTTTTTGTAGTAACTAAAATACCATTAGATACAACTTTCATACCTACTATTTCTTCTTCTAGTGTAATTCTATAGTTTGCTGGCCAAGCATGGGGTAAGAAAGCCTCAGAAAAACATATACGTTTACCTGTAAAACCTGCAAAAACACCCCCTGGTAACGCACACAGCCCTTTCATAGGCCCATCAGGATATAAAGCAGTATCATCATCTGGTGGTGCAATCCACGTAGTAGAAGGTATAACCTCAGCTAGTTCATTATTATTTGACGTATCTGCATAGGTAGTTGTAGCAAGTGTTACCTCTGCAACAAACTGAAATGCGGTGGTATTTGAGCCTGTGTTAGATCTGTATATACGTTTTTTAGATAAGTTAGTATTGGATTTTGCACTACTAGTTTCTAAGTTACTTAAGTTTACAGTCTGATTATCATCTGTTGTTACTACAGTAGAAGCAGCAGAAGGTGGTCCTTCTTCTCCATATGCTGTTACAAATGTATAAACATAAGATGTTTCAAAGTCTATATTAGCATCTGATGGTCCACCAAAAGAAGCACCATTTGTTACAGAGCCTGAAGCCCCGTTGCCAGTAGCAGAACCACTTGTTTCTACTGTAAGAGTTGTACCAGAGGGGGTAGATACTATTTTAAAATCGCCATTTATCTCATCGGCCGTAAGGCCATTTGTATCACTAAAACCTGCAAGCGTAACAAACTGATCTGCGGCACTATTATGAGCACTTGCAGTAGTTACCGTTATAGTACCAGAGCCACTTGCAGTGGTTACCGTTGCATTTATTTGAGTTGGAGAGGCCACAGCCACGGTTGGAGCAGCTGTAGGTGCGGGTACGCCTAGCCTATAAAAAGCATTAGGGTAAGGTGCACTACCTAAAATAATATCACTTCTACCCATTCTAGGAAAAGATTGACCAGACCAATAGATCGTGTCGTTTGTGTCCCCGGCTATTGGCCCACGTACGACGTCTACATCTTCATCAAACTGTAGCCAACGTTCTGGGCTATCTGTGTACTTAAAAATAGATTGTTTTGTAGTATTAGCAAGAGTCGAAACTCCGTTAGAAGGGTCTGTTGTAGAATTATCCGTTACAGGAACTAAACGCCCACTTTCTAAATTTACATCGGTTGCAGTTTGCGCAAGGCTATCTGCTAAAAGCCTAGGAGAAATCCTTGGGGCTTTGCCTCCAAATGTATTAAGTTTAAAATACGCCATATACTCATTTTCCAGTGTTAAGAACAGATTCCTGTAGTTCTAAGCTCCTTCTTCCTACTTGTTTAAACCACTTACTGTCTTGCATCTCAACGGCCATTATCTTCCATTGTTGTTCTCTACAAGCCTTTAACATGTTTTTAAACTTAGAAAACCTAGTGCCTCCTAAATTAAAACACATATTTACTAACACATGTTGAATATTTTCGGGCAAGTCGTAGAACTCTTCCTCTGTACCATACACGTGAATTGCTTCATCAAGATGTTTCTTAAAGTCATCTTCGTAGTACATATCTACTACTTCTTGTGGCACTTTAGTTCCTACACACCAATCATATTCTGGGTCTCCTGGTTGACATAAATGCCCTATACCAAGAGTTTTGTAGCCTAGACTATCCTCATATATCTCTAAAACTTCGCCCTCATGACGCTT